GCCTTACCTTGTTCGTAAAAGTGACTAGCAATCTTATCAGCATTCATAGCGGTGTATAACGATTTGTGATAACCCTTAGCATCTTCCATTTCATTGTTTTTGTTCAAAAACTTTTTGACAAAATTATTAATGTCGCTTTGCGTATCTTTTACCGTACTTGAGTCTTTAACATTAAACCTAAACTTCTTTTCTCCAACTTCATATTCAAAACCTTTGAATTCTTTATTGAATAATTTATTAGTTTTATTTAAAAACGTACTTTTTTGCTTATCTGCTACTCCTTGCTTCTCCTCTGATTCCTTGTTGTATCTATTGAAGAAATCAATTGCTTTCTGTTGCTCACCTGTGAGCTTAGAACCATATTTGATATCTTCGTAATATTTGGACTTTGCACCGTCCAGGTGTTGCTTTGCTTGAGCAACTTGCTCCTTCAAAGCTAATTTTTTTCTTCGCACATCTATATCCTCATCCATCTCTTCGTCAAAAGAAAAATTATCTTCCATTAGAAAATCTATTTCTTCTGAATCTAAATGAGGTTTCGTTTGTTTGTAGTATTCTTTAAGTAAGGCATTGTTATCTAATTTAGAATAATCTTGATTTAGTTTAACGTAATCTTCTAAATCTCCTCCTGTTTCTTCCATGAAATCCATTAGTTTTTGGATATTCTCAGGAAGTTCTTTTCCAGTAACCTCAGCTTCAGCAACCGCTTCTTCAACTTGTTCTACAAGTTCCTCTATTTCTTCTGTTACTTCTTCTAAAACTGGAGTTTCTTGTGTTTCAGTTTCCGGTTGTACTTCTTCTTGTTCTTGTGTGGAGTCGGTAGTTTCAGTGAGTTCAACCACTCCTCCGTCGTCAGCAACGTCTTCTTTAATTTCTTCATTTTCTTTTGGTGTTGGTGGTTTGCCTAAATCTACTTTTATAACGTTATCGTCTTCAGTTTTCTTTAGATCGACTTTAGTTACGTTGTCTACTTTTTCTACAACTTCTTCAGTTGTTTCTTTTTTCTTTTTTGCCATAATATAATATAATAATAATTAGTACTCTGTTTATTGGGGTTCAAATGCCCCTAAATTGAATCCGCCACCCATTATATCATTACCTGATGATTCAAAGTTTTTAGGTGGTTTTTGATTATTTCTTTGGTCAATCATTTCTGATTGTTGTGTTGCTTGTATCTTTGTTCTTTGATCTTTACGATCTTCTTTTTCTTTTTCTCTACCTTTAACTCCCTCTACCTCCATTTGCCTAAGTTGCATGTTGTATTGGAACTCTTGTTCCATTAACATTTTCTTTAACTCTCCCTCTGCTTTTAATTTTTGTACATTTAATTGTGATTCAACTTGAGCGAGTTCAACTTTAGATTGCGTAAGAGCTTGATTTTTTTGTACTTCCATCTGAGCGGCAGCTTGCTGCGCTTGGATATTAGCTTCGGATTGTGCTTGGATGTTTTGTTGTTGTATCTTCTGGTCTCTATCTATTTTTAATTTTCTTCTAATTTTTAATAGTGAATTAGCTAATTTTAGATTTTTTATTTCTCTAATATCAATAGCATCCTCTAGTTCTATGTTTTCTTGAGATAACGCTGCTTGTATATTGTTTTCTAATAAAGCTTTTTCTTCTTCATCCGGTGATAATTCAATAAATATACCAAAATCGTATAGATGTAATTCTGACATTTCCTGTAACGTCGCCACGTTATGCGATCCAATAGCCTGTATAAAAGCATCTTTAGTTGGTGAGTACTCTATAATATCAGATATTCTTAAAGATAAACACTCTGCTGTTTGTGCTGTTAAAAACAATCCGGATTGTAGTATATGTCTAGTGGCTGTGTTTGAATTAGCTGCAGCCATTTTTTGCACGCCGACTAAAGCGTTTTTATCGGGTATTGTACCATCTCTAGCTTCGTTTAATCCAGTTACATCTCTTATCATTTGTAGATAGTAATTGTATGTACCTATTAAACTTTGCATTTTATTTCCTCCACTGCCAGATTGTATTTCTTGAATAGGTACTTTACCAGGATTTATATCACCTTCACTCGTGAATGATCTACCAATTACAGATCCAGTTTGGAAAAACATATTTAACGCCTCTTGTGGATTATAGTTTGTCCCATTACCTAAGTCAATTTCAGCAAGACCATCTGCGTCTAAGTAAACACCGTCAGGAACCATACGTGACATTACTTGTTGTAGTTTTAAATGCGTGAGTTGGATCATATCCGCAAAACCCGTAATACGTTTTACTAACGAATCAATTCTACCCTTGTATATTCTAGGCGCTACAATAGCATAGTTCATTTTAACTTTAGTAAAATCACTCTTAGGACGCATCATGTTTTTTGACATTTCCCATTTTAGTAGTTTATTTGTACCAAGAACTATAGCTCCCTCATACAAACACTCTATAGATCTTTGTAATCTATTGTATTCCCCTTCTTTTTCAATAGGAGGATTAAACGTGTCATCTTTTTCTATTGCTTTGTCAGCTCCAGATCCAGTTTCTTTCATCTTATAAACTTCGTTCATATAACTTTTATAATTAAAGTATAATATTTGAACTGAGTTATTATCTATTTCTTTAGACGTATTATGACTATGGTTATTATTTGTATATGTAGAATTATTTTGGATTAACTCTTCTAAATCTTCATGTGTTAGATGTGGGAATTGTTTAGCTAATTCGTTCACTGGAATTGTTTTAACTTCTCCCACGTAATATATGTCGTCAAAATATGGGGATTCTGTATAAGAATATACTAAATCAGCTGGGTCTACGTAATCTATAGTTACACCTTCTGATGTGTTAAAGTTTGTTTTTACAGCTCCAATACCTAGAACAGTTAAATCGTAATAAAATCTTTTCTTTATTAATTCGTAATTATTCCCCTCCATTAAAACTTTCAACGCTTGCTCTTCTGCTATTTCCACAGACTGCTTGTAAGTTAACTGCATATGCAAGGCTAACTCTTCTTCATTAGTTGGTAATGTTTCTGGATCGTTTTCTGTTAAATCGAGATTAAAGTTTGCTTTTACGTAAGCGTCGACACTTTTCATTTTCATGTCTCTAATAATAGATTCCATGTATTCGGTACGTTTACTTACTCCGTAAGGGTCTTGTGAATAAGCTTTAATATCGTACATTCTCTCCGCGATACCATTTACAACTATATCTACAAATTTAGATATAATTGGAACTGGTTTCCAATCTAAATTAAGATAGGACAAATCACCATTTATAGATAACTCATCCTTATATTTTTGAATTGACTGCTCTCCACGAGCGTATAGTCTTAAGTTGTGAAAGTTGTTTTGACTAGTTGAATATCTATTGTGACCGCGATCTTTATGAAACCACTCTGACTCAATAGCCTTAGCTATCTTTAATCCATAATCGTAACTTAGCTTTTCGGCATCACTTACGACTTGACTAGGAAAATTATTTATAACAGACTCTGCCATATTTTACTTTATTATTTTAGATGCGTTTCCAGTATTTTTATACTTCGCAATATTTATGTTTAATTTTTGCTTCTCAATTTTAGCGTTTGGTCTATACAAGTGTCTATTGCAAGCCATTATCGCTAATCCAGAACTTATTGTTGCATCAAATTTAGTTCTTTTATTTATATCAAATCTACTCCAATCGTTTAATGTTTCATTAAAATATATGTTTCCATAATTTCCATCACCTAAATGACCTACGTGGCTCTGTATATACATCTCAATAGCGGCGGCGTGAGCTTGTTTGATATCCTCGCTTGAATTAGGTATTCCACCTATTTCCTTTTCTGTTACAGATAGTTTATTCCATAACTTATCTGGTCGATTCATAGAATAACCTCTATATCCTCTTCTTCTTAAATGGTATAATAATCTTGGTTTGTTATTCTCACAAAGTAAGGGCATTCCATAAAACACTAAAGCCATTAGTACATCTTCGAAAAATATCTCAGCTGTTTGCGGTCTAGCTACATATTCTAAAAACATGTGGTTAGGTGGGCAATCTTCCATTGAGAACTTGGTAAGACCATGTAAAGCTCCGTTAGATCCCTTCCCATCTACTGTTCCTGATATATCATAACTATCACAACCGAAAGCTCCCATGTGTTCATTCGCAGGATACTTTACATTGTTCTTCATTGTAATCTTATTCTGCATGTGGCTTGGTGGAAACCAACTTACTTTGAATCTACCTTTTGGATCAGGATAAAATATAACCTGTGTATCTTTTACCCCATTAACCCATTGAAAATTCCCAGTAGATATTATAGATGAATTACCTACGCCTTCGTTGTAATCTATTTGTTCGTATATTTTAACAAGGTTGAAAATACTATTTTTAGACTCATCTCTAAAAGCATGCTCTGTAGTTCTTGGAAATTGTCTGTAAAATTCATTTAATCCATCTTGATCGGATTTTAGTCCCTCTACTTCATTATCCCAATGTTCTACAATACCTACGTCAATTAATTCGCCATCTGGTCCGAGCACGTCATGATCTGGATTATCGAAGACTGGATATCCGTATTCGTCAATAAATCCTTCGTAGTTCCATTCCATTGGGATAAACAAAGAATATAAACCAGATTTTGTTTGGCCATTTCTATTTCTTTGCGTGACATCGGATGCGTTGTATAATTTTTTAAAGTTATCTCCACCTTTATCTAATGCGTTTGAAGTTGAGCCCATCATACATTTACCAACTATTCTACTACCTAGTCGTAAACATGTTTTTGTAACTCTCCAGTTATTTAATATATTATCAGGTCTCTCCCATTTACCACTTTCGTCATGTACTAGTAGATTTAATTTTTCCCCATCATAACTATTGTCTCCAGTGTTTTTCCAATCAATAGTTGTATCTAACCCTTGTAAATCTTCTAGTTTTTCATTAGAAGTTATTTTCTTTCTAGTGAACTTACTAGCTGGAACTCTGTACGCTAACTCTGTTTTAGGTCGATCCATACCATCTTGAATCGGTTTAAAAAAGAATGGGTAATTTATACTAATTGGAACTACTTTATCTGTAAACATCTTTTTAGCATCAGAACCAGTTTT